GGCCGGTAGTGGCACGCAGATGTCCGGGTATACGACGCCGTCCAGCTTGTTCTTCAGGCCATCATAGTCGGCGAACCTCGCGTGATCGCAAAGCTCCTCGAATATCTCCTGCGGCAAAAAGTCATCGACGATCATGTGATCTGCTCTCCGTTCAACTTCCACGTCACAACGTCGATGTCCATCAGCACCAGGCGTCCCCATCCACCCGCCCCCATAGTGCGCGGCCCGTCGATGGCTCCGACCGCGGTACTTTCGAGCCTGTCCTCGGTTGCCTCGATACGCAGATCGAAGTCGGTGTCATTGAAGATCTCGATCCAGCTGCCGAGGTCATAGTTGAGATCGTCAAAGGGTGGAATGATGTATTTCTGTCCGAGCGCACCAAATACCTTGCGGCGTGCCGTAAACGCGTCGCCGTCCGTGAACGTGACGTTCGTAACGGAGTCCTCGGTGATAACCAGGGCGACACCGGCAGTAACCTCGTTCAGGTCATCGATGGTGTCGTCAAGAAACGAGGCAAAGCGCGGCGTTGCTACGCCGTCCTGGGTGATCAGGCGCACGCTGCGCTGTGGTGTGACCACGGTCATAACGCTTGGCCTGCCATCGAGGCACGGGCGTCGAGGCGAATAATCACGCTCTTGACCGGCTCGGTGGTGGTAAAGCGCACCACGCGATCGCGCGGGATGCGGCCCTGCCGGCGCCAGGAAGGATATTGCTGATAGGCGCCAATCTTGCCGTAGGAGCGACTCCACTGATTCGAGAAGGTGCGTGCACCGTCATCGGAGATCTCCAGGCGGATCTGCGGGTCTAGTCCGGAAATGGTGCCGACACCCGACTCCATCGTCAGTTTCAGCTCCGACACGTACAGGGGAAACCGCTCCAGATCGAAGGGCATCGACGTCTTTTGGCGCTTGATAGGCTCGCCGTATTCCTCGAACGTGTCCTTGTCCAGCACGCCAACGCGACCGTCCTCCCGGTCCTGCGCGAACAACTCACCGAATACCTGGACAATGGAGGTCACGCGCCAGCGGTTGTCGACAATTCCGGACTGGCGCTCGTGCCAGGTCAGTTGCGATGTGGCCGCGGTTGTGGTCGCGTTATAGACAAAGGTTTTTGACGGAATCACTGTCGATGTGAACGTCACGGCGAGGTAATAATTGCCGCCGTATGCGTAGGTCATCATGAACGCATCGGCGATTTCCTCTGCGGTGAATTTCTGTATCGCGTTGTCAATTGCGGAGGTGGATATCTTTTGCGCGCTGCCACCTTGAACCTGCCATACGGCAATCAGCTCGTTGACATCACCGCCGATAAAAACGAAGGAGTTGTCGAAGTTGATGACACCGTATTTCGTGGCGATGCCCTTTTGAATATCGCCGCCCTGCACTCGCACGAACGGAAAACCTGCGCCGCCGACATTTTGAAACAGCTCAATGGTCTCCTCGCCCAGGACGTACAGTTCGTTATGGTTAACGTGTACGGCGACAATCTTGTCGGGACGCACCTCGGCCGATCCAAAGTCGAGCGCATCGTATACAAGCGGTTGATTGAGATTGGATATAAAAAACTGCTCACCGTCGGTCGCGGTAAAAATGAAAAAACCATCTTTAAAGGCGACGGTATCGGCGACCTGAAAGTCGATATCTGTGATCTCGGTCAGCGAGTCGTCGGTGTTGTCGAACACAAAGCCCAGCTGCCCTGGCACGACGATCACCAGGAAGCGCGAAGAGGTGGCCATAGACACACGCGCCGTGCCCACGATGGAGCCGTGATCGGTAACGACCAGTGCGTCTGTGAACGAGTAAAGGTTCTGCCCGTTGACGTAAAAGGGCACGCCGTCAAGGACCGCCGCACCGCGACCGATGCCGGCGATGGTGTCGCCTGTCATTGTCTGCAGGGCGAGCCCTCTCACATCAAACAATGCGCGCCGATTAAGTGCACTGGCCTGCGGCACGATCGGATCCCAATTAATACAGCGCTGCGCCGCCAACGGCAGCGAGTCGCTTTGGTAAAAACCGGTGGCGATCTCTAATTGCATCGCGAGTTCCGGTTGGCTGGATAAAAACGGCTACTTCGCAGGTTGCCCGGCGCATCGCCGTCACCCACGAAATTGTTGTCCTCGTTACCCGATCCGATCGGCAGCGTGTCGGGGAACTCTGATGAGTTAAGTGGAATGGCGTTGCGCAGTGATTTCTTGGAGCGATCCGCCCTGTCGTTTAAGTCGGGTGACACCGTGCGCCCGTACTCGGGCGCGATGTAAACCGCAAGGTTCGCCTTGATGGCGCCTATGCTGCCAAGGTCAACGTGCAGCTCGTCGGTGGTTGAGTCGAGCGTCTCGTAACCGATGTTAATGCCATCGATGTTCCACTCGTTCATCATGTCGTTGAGCGCAAGCAGGCCGTCGACCGCCTCCGAGGCGGTGACCGGCGATTCGGCCGTGCGCACCTCTAACAGTTTCAGTGCGCCGGTGACGACCTCAAGGACTGTGGCCATCGATAATCTCCTCGGCGATGTCCTGGACGCTCATATCAAATGCCTCCTTGAGGTGTTCGATAATTTTCTCGTCCGTCATTTGTGCGATCTGGACGCGGTGCCACTGAGGGGATCCCGGCTTGCCGGAGCCGAGATCCCCATCATTGACGAAGGCATCAGCCATTCTTAGGCGTTGCCCCAGCCGTGTCCTGCGAACCACGGATTCAACGCGGCGTATGCCGGCAGCAGATCAAAACGAATCTTCTGCGTGTTGGTATCACCGTCCGCGTACTTGCTGACTCGAATGGAGAAGCCGTCCTCTGTGGTCACCACCGTGTCGGTGGAGAACAGTTTGGGCAGCTTGACCGTGGCCATGCTGAACGCCTGCGGGTGATAGAACAGGTTCGGCTGGAACGTGCTGGCCGAGGCTGACTCGATAAGGAGCACATCTGTATCGACCAGGGGCGCCACAACGGTGTTGTATTGCGGGTTTTCTGTTCCGGAATCGAACGTGGCCGGGCTGGACACAACAAACGCACCTGCACCCGTGGCCAGCGTTGCATCGGCGTTGAGAATGCCGCGCCAGGGGATACCAGCACCGCTGGCATCGAGCGCCGGCAGCCTGGTTGACTGGTTCAACAGGAACCGAGTCGGGACCGACACCGTTGTTCCGGCGACAAGTACCGGTGAGGTCGTACCGAAGGTGTCAACCGCAAGACCCTGTTGCATGGAGTCGGCAATCGAGGCGGTAAGACCAGCCGTTGCCTGTGCGAGGCGATACGACGCCTCTGGTGTAGCCGAGAGCGCACCCGCGACGTCTGCGGTCGTGTTGGTGGTGTAGCTTGAGAGTTGGGTCGAGGTCAGTGCAGACATGCCACCGAACTCCCTGGTTATCTGTGCTCTCTCCCAAGCGGTGTCGACCAACCGTGGACTGCCCGCGCTGAGCGCGTTCTGCAGGTCCGCCAGCGCTACCTGGGTGAACGGGTTGATGATGTAGAACCACCGCATATCCTGCGGGACACCGATGGAACTCATAAGGGCGCCGGCCTCGGCGACCTCATTCCAGGCGCTAACTCCGGTGCCGACGGTGCCTTGAACAAGGCCTGAGTTCAACATCATGAAGTTGGCGAAATCCGACTCTAGATCGGTGATCATGCGACGCGCCATTGGCTCGAGGATCTGATCTAACTGGTCAAGTCGCAGGGCCTCCTCCACGTTCTCCCACTCGGTGGCAGAGGTAAAGTAGTTCTGGACTACAGCCGTGGCCTTACCAGAGGTGATGTCGTCCTTTTGGACGCCGGTTAAATCACCGCCGGCGGTGCGGACTGTCGTGTAATCGTGCGGACGTTTGATGTCCACAAATGAGCCCGATGCGGGCGTGAACTGACCGGTGAAAAGCTGTGTGTTCACCGTTTTCGTGATCACCCGATTTGACTCGAATGCTTTTAGAAAAATCCGCAACAGCTTGCGGGTAATATTGCTGTCTAATACGTTTGCCATTGTCCTGGCTCCTGGGGTCTATTCGTACTTCGCTCCCAGTTCCCAGGACTCTGATTGTTCTGGAACACCGCCACCTCTGACAGTGTCCGGCGGCACGGGCGCGTTACTCGTTTTTGGTTTGAGTAAGGACGCCTTGGCCCGGATATCGTTGTTAATACGATGTGCTAGTTGGTACGCGGAAAGCCCGTTCAGCGTTTCCAGCTCGACGGGGTTTTGCGCCAGATAGGTCACCATTAACGGCCCGTCCGGGTCCTCGAGGATATGGGCCTCCAGGGCCGGGGTGATACCGTAATTGACGACCGTATCAGCGGCGCTCTTTGTACCAACCGGATCCAGGCCCAAAGCCACCATGTTGCTGTCGAACGTTTGCACGCGTTCGCGTCTACGTTCCAGCTCAATGCCAGCCGTGGCCTCCTTCTCGCGAAGTTGGTCGTCTTCCGCCTTCTTGATTTCTGCGCTTTGCTCCGCTTGCAGACGAATGGCATCGTCTCGCTTTGCGATTTCCTCACCGTAGCTTTCCGAATGTGGATCCGGTGGCGGGGGAATTTCCGTTATAGATTGCTGCTCTTTTAAATCTTCAAGCTCACGCTCTGCCTTGTCGGCCCGAGCCCGTGATAACGCGTGCTGCCGCTCCTCGTCCCTGAATTTTTTGTGCTGAACATTGACATCCTTTTGGTGCTTGTCCAGAGCAATAAACCCGGTATGAGTTTCTTCTTGTTCCGCGTCTCCGTGTAGATCGTCTTGTTGTAAGTTCTGCGTGTTGGACTGGTCTGGAT